TCAAATTATTGGTGTGATCCGGTTAAGACGGATAGGTTTTTATTAAATTCGTCGTTGGATTGGTATGATGACGGCGGTCCGGCAGGCTCCGTTCCACTACGAAGATTGGGATACAATTGACTTCGCCATTTATCAGATGTAACATCATCGGGCAATTTTCCATTTCTAGAAACAGTTTCGACATTAAAAATGACTTTCTTCGGCGTAAATAACTTTTTCGTAGTTGATGTGTAACCATCCAGACCCGGAGAAAACATCTCGGGTAATAAATATCCTCTCAAAACTAAATCAAACTCCGTTTTTACTACCCGGTCATCTCCGGACTCAACCTCGGTTGTATGAGAATAGGAATTTACTTCTGTTCTAAATCGTAGCCCCGTGCTCGTTCCCCAGTAATCATTGGCTTCAAAATTGATTCGTTCGATGATGGAATTCATTTGATCAATCTTCTCCGTCCAAACAATAAACTTATATGTAAAGTTCATATAGTCCGGCATCGTAACTGAATAGACCTCGTTAACGGGAACATTTTTTCCGGTCAACCGACTAAATTGTGTATATTGATTTTTCCTGGAATACAACTTTATGACGTTATATTTCAAATATCGATTGAACATCGCCATGGTCTTGTCAGATTCCATAGACGTTCTGTGAAATGCTATAACTGGCAATATTATGTTTCCATTACCGTCTCGCATAAATCCATCATGACGAACGGCTTTCCATTTTTCAGGAGATGCATATAAAGTCGGAACATTAACCACAGATCCATTGTCAATCACGGACAATTTCATGCTATCAAGAGCATTGGACAACGTTTCATCTATGTCCCGTATTGTTATGGAAAAGTTTTTTTGAACATCGGTGTCACGACGAGTATGCGTGGCCCGATTATCTGACTTCAACACTTCCGATCTGTTGTCAGATTCCTGCACCAAATTTGGCACATTATTAGTTTGATTTCCTCGCCAAGACATAGTTTATTCAGGTAGTTTATACAAAGATTGTTCTGATGGAATGGATAATTCATGATTTTTGTGAACTCCAGCATTAACTACAAAATTGAATTTTTTGTAGAACCCAACCAAATTATCATCCGAGTCGCCTTCAGACAGAGGTATCAATACTATGGGCAATGATAATTTGTTTGCAATTTGTGTCAATTCGTTGATTATCTTGCTTCCAATTCCAACACCTCTAGCTCCCAATTTAACATACAAATCGGTAAGAACGATACATCCCATATTGTTATCATAATAAACCATAAACGAATCCAAGACAGAACTGTAATCCGCATTGATGCGTTTTTCAAACACGTCAATGTCGTTATCTACCAGCCGTGATTTTTTAGAAATTGGCATGTTAAAATTGTCTTGCCACAATGTTTAGTTTGTTTAGTTTGCTATAGTGAGTATTACAAATTATAGAATGACTTTTTTCAGACTGTCCGCCCAATAATTGTTCCTGTATGACGTTGTCGATTTCATGATACCGTCCATTGAAGAATATAATGTCTCCGTTCTCAGGAAACAAGTCTATTTCCTTCAACATGTTTTCTCTGAACTTGAACACCACATCTTGTTTTCTAGTCGATCCGAAATTCCCATGTTCAGTTGATATATCATCACGTTGAATGAGTGCTGTGATTTCTTTTCCGGGATAGAATTGTATTCCCGTGGCAGAATCGGCTTCGCCATATACGTTAACACGGGTTAGTTCGGCGGATACTTTGAAAATCAACACTTCGGTTTGAATTACGTCGCCCATCAACTCGCCGTTAAACGAATTGATGACTTTTAAATCTCTGCTGCTAAAAAATCTGCCGGGCAATCCCATAATTGTTGGTTGTTTAGTTTTGGTTTATTATCGTGAAATCATCCCACGTAAATCAATGTTGGAACACGTTTTAACACATCCTGTAGTTTTTCAGCCTCAAGGGATTTTGCTTCGGATTGTGCGGTTTTGCTTGATTTTTCAAGCATAGCATTCAAGTCATCAATCAATTTGGTTTTTTCTTCCTTTGCTTCGCTTCGGAGTTCGGCACCATCCAACGTGACTTCACCGCCCGGAATAGGAATTTGTTGATATTTTTGACGAATTAGTCCCAGTGTTTCTTTACAACAAGCGAGAAAATATTTTCGTATCCACTGTTTACCGGCATCGTTTATGAATGTATAAACTGGATTATTATAAGGTATGTTTGAGTAATCTGATATGTTTTGATATGGATTGCCGGACACAACCGTTCCCGCAGATTTGTCGTTTTTGACGACATAATCAAAATACATCTTAAATGAATACGTTGGTATCGGAAATATTTTTAACTTGTTATTAACCAACTCAAATGAATATGCAGATTTTCGAACCAAATCGTTGAATTCTATGGCCTGGCCTCGTAGTAAATCTTCAAAGATTGGAGTCATCAGGAATTGAACGGCGGGTGAATATGCTCCAAATCCCAATTCATTCAATACGTTGGAATAACTCATTCCTGTCATGGAAAATGGATCGTAAATTCTAGCGAACGCAGGCGGAGCATCATGAAATATACGACGAATTTCAATACGATTGAAACTTTCCGATGCATCTCCCCACAACGCTTGCAGATCGTAATTTTGTTGATTTGTGGAAACGTTAATGTGACCTTTTTTAACAGTGACCTTTCCACCGACCCCAACCTCGGAACCATATGAATCTGCAAGTTCCACAAAATATGGCAACGGAGCTCCTGTAACCGCAACGCCCGTAAGACCCGTATTTGGGTTTATGAAAGATGCCGAAACGGAGGTGCCTATGAAATTGGAAATGTTGTTGACAATATTCCACTGATTAACAATAGCTCCATATTCAGACACGGATTCCTCAAATGCCGCATAAAAATCGACATCGGCGAGTTCTATATCTACTATTGGATACCCAAGCCGTCTCGATGCCCAAATCATGGATGAATAACAATCCCGAACGAAGGATTGATCGGTATCGTAAAACCCATAGGCTGTATTTCCAGCAACCGCAGAACCGCTGCCGGTAAACCTAACTCTATCTTGATCGATCGTTGACATAAATGTTTAAACCCAAAAATTCAACTATAAATATACACCGTATTGAGTCTTAACTATATTTATTTGAGAAGATGATACGATTTGCCCACCTAATCAACGAACGGTTTGAACTCTCAGATGCAGCCAGAAAACAACTGGAGACAACCGCATATTCAGCGATGGGACATATACTAAACCCATTTTTTAGGAAACAAAAGGTTGATTTGTTATCATCAGTCGGAATCCTCAACGGAATATATTCGGAAATCAAAAAATTTGCTGATAGTGTAAAAACCACAGCTTCGTCTCAAGAAACATCAGTTAAACTCGTCGTGCCATTAACTATGGTTGATGAATTTAATGTGTTTAGTGCAAAAAAGAAGTCGAAACGTTTAAAAATAACCATAGAACGAGACGGAAATGATATTTTCATAGACAGCGATGAAAAACTCAACAACAAACTTTTTGACAGAATGGTGTTGTCAAAAGACTATATGGGATGGGATTTTAAAGATTTAACCGAATTTTTAGAAAGAATTGATCACGACTATAAAAATAGTCAATCGACATTCGAAGAAGTTATCGTTGAACTGGAACAAATCTTATCTCAAACAGAAACTTGGAAATCAATAGACCGCCCGAAAAAACCAAAATTTATCCCGAACGAAGAAACACAGGTCGTAATGGTTTATGACAAATCTCTATTTTTAGATAAAGCCGTGGAATATCAACATTATTTTAGAGTAGTCAAGGATTCTATCGAAACTCCGACAAAAACTGCAAATTATTATCATCATGGCGGCGGAGAAAACGACAAGGTATTTATTTTGCAAACAATATACCTAGATAACTTTAGGGTGACATCTTCTGACTTTCTATCCAAATTTCAACACGCAGTAGGCATGGTTGTTGAAATTGCTAGACACGAAGGCAGACATCTCATTCAATATGCGGAAACTGACCGCAGAAATATTCCCTCCTCAATATACGGCGGGCCAAAGAAAAAGCTTTCGCATCAAAACAACCCGGATGTGAGAGGGACTGATAGTTATGGTTACGCATCACCATCGGCCGACAAAAATGCAGATCCGAATGATAAATTTGGTAGGGTTAAACACCCATTTAGAGACGTGGAGTTTAAAACCAATCTGTATCATTACAAATTGGAATTGGAAAATGCACTGAACCAAAATTTTTCAAAACAACAGTGGAAATCCGGTTTTAAATCGTTGATTTCATATGCAATATTAGGTTATCGTTATAGGGATAAGTTTGCTACGACAATAAAACGTGGGATTTCCACTTGGCCATACACCACCACGGCACAGTTTTTGAAAATGTTGTTTACAGAAGATCGTCCAAAGTTTGATCAGACTGTAAAAGAACTATACAAACTCATTTTCAACCCGTAAACTTAAACTACAAATGGTAAATTTTAAGACATTGTTGACGGAAGGAACTAAAGAATCTGCTTTGGAAGATTTCTTGCGAAATCTCATACGGGGAACTGAATGGGAGGGAAAGGTTTTTATTGCGGGAGGATACGTTCGTGATTATGTGATGGGCAAAGATCCAAAAGATTTGGATTTGATGGTCAATGCTCAAAACGGCGGCATTGAATTTGCTAAGTGGATCACAAAGCGAGTTGGAAACTTCAAGGAGGGTTCTAACCCTGTTACATTTCCCAGATTTGGCACAGCGAAGTTCAATTTGAACGGAATGTCACATAACGGAATTGATTTGTCAGGAATGGATATAGAATCCGTGATGCCACGGTCTGAAACGTATGTTGCTGGTTCCAGAAAGCCCGATGTAGGATTTGCAGATTTGCAGGGAGACGCAGAACGTCGTGATTTGACGGTAAATTCGTTATTCAAAAACCTTTCTACCGGAGAAATTTTGGATTTGACCGGAAAAGGAATGGATGATCTAAAAAACGGCATAGTTCGAACTCCGTTGGATCCGGATAAAACGTTTGCGGATGATCCTCTTAGAATGTTGAGAGTTGTGCGATTCTATGCCAAATACAACTGGAACATTCCGATGAACATCGTTCGTGCATTGAAACGAAATGCTAGTAAATTGCAAACAATTTCAGCCGAACGAATACAGGACGAATTGAATAAGATGTTATTGACATCCAATCCGCACAAAGCGGTTAAGATGTTAAAAGTCACCGATTTGCTTCAACATGTAATTCCGGAGATGAAACTTGCGGTGAAAATGACACAGAATCACCATCACAAAATGGATGTGTTTGGACATACACTGGACGTGTTAAAAACAACGAGTCCAAAATTAGTTCCCCGCTTAATGGCACTGTTTCATGACATCGGAAAAGTCGCAACTCGGTCCGTTACTCCATCAGGAGTTCATTTCTATGAACACGAACACGTCGGAGCAAATATGGCCGAGACTATCATGAAACGGTTAAAGTATCCGAATGAGTTAATAAACGCCGTGAAAATTGGAGTGGAAAATCACATGCGATTAAAACACGGCGGAGATGCTGCTGTTAATTTATCCGACAAAACGCTCCGACGATTTGTATCAGATGTCGGAGAACAGCTGGAACATATATTGGAGGTAATTCATGCCGACAACATTGCACACTCGGAGGCGTCATCCATGCCAAATCAAATTGAGTTGGTTCGGGGAAGATTGACCAATCTTAATACAACATCTAAAAAGCCGGCACTTCCTATAAACGGCAATGATCTAAAAACAGAACTTGGGTTGTCTCCAGGTCCACATTTTTCTAAAATACTGAGTGCAATAACGGAAAAGTGGTTTGAAAATCCAAACATATCACGGGAAGAAGCATTGACTATTGCGAGATCAATGGCAGAAAAGTAACCATTCGATAAATTGTTTTGCAAAACCCTCCGAAATCGGAGGGTTTTTTGTGTACTAGTATATTTATTGTTTAACGATTCCATGTTACTATTTATTATATGATGTTATGTCGCCTGTGGGGGTCAACTGATGTTCGGTGGTCAAACGCCAATTGGCTTTGGTCGGAATGTCAATTGGCAGAGGAACTTACTCAGATTTATAATCCGGGAATAGACGCTTCAAAGATTTATGAGGATAATCTTTGGAACAACGAACCCGAGAAACGTAAACGGCTGATTCGGTTAATCTGTAAAGTGAAAGGCGAGGAATTTGATGAAACTAAAGAAATGAATACGACAACTAAAATTAAAGTGGAAGATATAAGATTGGTTGTCAAGTCGGTGCTTGATATTGAATTGAAAGTGAAAGAATAACTATGTCATACAAACTTTATACAGACAAACAAGAGGTTTTTGAGTGTGACGTTGCTGTCAAAAACGCATCGTTAAAAAATTCAATAGCAAGACTGGTCGTTGAATCCGACGATTTAAACTTGGTATTTAAAGGCAGAATTGAGGATGGAAAGTGTGTGGTTCCAATACGAAAACTCAAGGGTTTACTGGAAGAATCTTCCAAGGGAAACATGCACTTGGAAATTGTCGTTGAAGACACATATTTTAAACCCTGGGAAAGCGAATTTGTGGTGGAAGAACACACATCAGTAAAAGTCCAAATAAAAGAACAAACTACCACTTCGTCAAAACCAATACTTACAGTAACACCTCCTGTAAAATCCACCCCGCCGGCGGCACCTGTTAAAAAAATCCCTTCTATAACCGAATCAAACATATTGATTGCTCGTGACTTAAAATCCATATGTGAACAGTTCGGTGTAACCAAGAAAAACTATTCTGGTCAGAGACGTTCTGATTTCAAACAAATAGTCCGAGAATATTTTAAACAAAACGTTGAATTTCAATCCCAAATGTCGCCTATATTAAAAGAAGTCACAACGTTGTTAAGATGATAGTTATGTGATATGCGATTTGCAAATAGGGATTTTACAAGCCAATACATAAGTTCTTCGTATCAGGATGTATTACAACAATACACGTCACTTGATACGTATTATGTGTTGGATGGTCTTGGAAATGTAGTATTTTCCATACCATCGGCGTCCATAGGGCAAATTTTAATTGCGTCAAACATGACGGCCTCTATGACCGTCGCAACCGCATCGTATGTTCAAACTTCGTCATACATAAGTGTTTTAATAGAATCGTCTTCGTTTGCTTCATCATCTATATCCGCTTCGTATTCGGAAAACTCAGACAACGCCGAGTTTGCTCTAGCTTCATACTATTCAACTACGTCCGATTCTGCAAGCTACCTACGGCCGGGAGCAAATATTTATTTATCCCAATCATACATCACGTCGGCAACAAATTCCGAAAATGTTGAGTATAAACCAGCAACGATGTTTTGGAACGATACGACAAAAACATATGCAATATATTCAGACGTGCCAAATGTATCATTGTCAATTGGACAAGAAAGTTGGATACGAGCATATGCTGGAGAAACAATATTAGCGGGACAAGCAGTTTATATCAGCGGATCTATTGGAAATTTGCCCATTGTCAAACTGGCAATTGCTGATTCCATAGAAGGAAGTTATAAATCATTTTTGGTGGGACTTGCCTCCGATGACATAAATAGTGGAAGCATTGGTGTTGTCATTTCGCATGGACAAGTTGTTGGGGTTGATACTTCCATGTATGTTGCCGGACAAGCACTGTTTCTATCAGCAACAACTTCCGGATCTATCATAGGCGAAGCTGTTATAGATCAATATAACATTGTTTCTATCGGCAATGTCATCGTATCGGACGTTGTTTCGGGAAGCATACAGGTCAACATAAGCAATATTGGGTCTTATGATCACTCCGCCGTTGGACCCACGTATGTTCCAACTATAACCAACGTTGGCGGCAACACATTTACTGTTGGCACGTCTTCTGTAAATTTTTGTATCACGCAGACCGGCACCGGACACATTTACAGTTATTTAGTTCCATCCGCATCATTTACCATCACATCTTCGTTTTTAGATGTGCAGTATTTGATTGCAAATTATAATTCGGGGACACCATATTATTCAGTAGTAACCGATTAC